GATGATAACTTTTGGTTTTCCATTTGCTTGAAGTGATACGGTCGTCGCAAAATTCTTTGCTTGGTTCCGTACCGTGTCCAGAAATCGTCCTTCGTCAGATCCATTAATTACGTAAAAGTCAACACCAAGTTCGTTGCAAAGAGCTTTTGCAACTGTAGTTTTACCGATACCAGGAGGACCAGCAAGGAGAAGGTTTGGAACTTCCCCATTTTTAACAAAACTTTGTAAGGTAGTTTTGATACCTTCGGGGAGAATACAGTCTTCAATTTTAGTAGGACGATATTTTTCAACCCAGATAAAATCACTCATTATCAATTAAAAGTAGAGTCAGGTTCTAGAGCAATAAGATAAGACAAGTTCCACTTATCATGTGTAAACTTTGAAATATTAGCGGTAGATACCTGAACATTATACACTCCAGGCATAAGTTTTAGGTTCTCCACTTTAAAGTTGAAACAAAATTCATTCTCAGTTTCACCAACCTTGACAGAAAAATTGTTTGATGTGTCATTATTTTTTGTGCGAACCACAAGATTCATACTTCCTTTTTCACCAACCAAGGAAAGATCGGGAAGTTGATATACACTTGCTGCACGAATCAATGACGAAAGAACTTCTTCAGTCAAAGTAAACTCAACATCAATAGTTGGTAGCTCAATGTCTTTTTCTGGAGGAGCAGTAATCACACTAGGATCAGAGAAAAAGTATTTAACTCTAGATTTATTACTGCGAATAGAAAGATAAGAAGTATTACCAAAATCAAAGTCAGGATCCTTAAACAGAGAGAGACCACCCAGAAATTCATTTAGATCATATACAGCAAAATCATTGTCGAAAGATTCTGGACATTCAAACTTTGCAAGAATATTTTTTGCGGGAGAAATAGTTCGCAGAATATTTCCTTTTTTCACAACCAACGAAGAGTTGATGTTAGAAAAGTTTTTAAGAATATTCAGAGTTTCGATTGAAATTTTCATAATTAGTGTGGGTAAGTTTCAGTAACTGCAGATTTGTCAGAAAAGTGAAGAAGGAGAAGAGCGTAGTGAAGGATCTTAATGATATCACGACGGGCAGTGCCTTTACGATCATAGCGGGAAGCATACTTCAGGATGTTGCTACGACAGAATGCCTCAGCGTCTCCACATGCTTCAATCAAGTCTAACGTTTGGATGCTGTCGTTACCAGCAGAATAGTGTTGTCCATAGGTTCCAGAAATGTAATCACTTAGCTCTTTCAACAGAGCGTCTTCATTGTATTTTTTTGTCATAGTCATTCAAAATTATATGAGGGAATTCTACCCTCATGATTATACAAATTATTTACGAGGTTGTCAAGTCTTGATCATCAAAAATTTCATCTTTAGGTGCAACTAGTTTATCAAACAAATCTAGGAAAGATTGTTTGGTGTCATTGTCAAATCTATTCAAACAAACACTAAGGGCTTTAGATTCATTACCAAAGATACTGTATGCACGAATAATGTGAACCAAACGACGAGTTGAAATAACTTCGTCGATACCACCTTCGGCAAATGTTTTACGAATAATTTCTGCCCAGTCCACCAGATTTTTACAGAATGAAGCGTCTAACGACTCTTGCATATCTAGAGTCGATGAAACACCATCAAGAATTTTTTGTTCTGTTGTAGGGTTAGGATAACACTGTTCAAACGTTACTGCAAATCTTTCAAGAAATGCTTCATTTAAAACATTAGTACCAATAAATCTTCCATCATCAGAACCCTTACCTTTAGTATTAGCTGTTGCAAATACATTAAACCCATTTGTTACATTAACATATTTGTTAATTTTTTTCAGGAACACACCTTTACCTTCAAGGATGGACTGTAGACAGAGGATTTTATTGCTAGCAAGGTCAACTTCATCGAGTAACAAGATTGCTCCTCGTTCAAGTGCTTCAACGACAGGTCCGTTATGCCAAACAGTTGCCCCATCGACAAGACGGAAACCACCAATAAGATCATCTTCATCAGTTTCAATAGTAATGTTTACACGAACAAGTTCTCGTCCAAGTTGAGCACATGCTTGTTCTACACTAAATGTTTTACCATTTCCAGACAAACCAGTAATAAACGTTGGATAGAAAATACCAGACTTGATAATTTTCTTTACATCAGAAAAATTTCCAAAAGGGACATATGTAGAATCTTTATCTGGAACAAGATCTTCTCGTTTAATAACAGGAACTCCAGTATCGATTGAATAATTTTTTTCTAGTTTTTCTTTAACTGTAAGATTATACAAACCACGACCAACCTTGTATGGCTTTAGTCGATTGTACAAGGTTGCAAAGGAAACATCATTAGTCTCACTATACTCAGAAAGATTTTTACGAGTAACACTTGACCCAAACCTAGAAATTAGATCTGAAACAATTACGTCAGTGGAGTTCATTGGATGTCCTTTGGTTACTTGGCTATTATACTGCACAATGGTTCGTCCGTCAAGCAATTTGATCGACGAATTTTGATAAGATTATCTTATTAAACATTTTGGTTTTTACGTATTTTTTAAACTGTGTTCTAATTTTGCTTTTACTATCAGTATTAGAAGCATTGATTACAGCTTCAGCACCATTAAAATCTCCTGATCCTGGAAGAACATATAGTTCATCATATCCTAAGTTATCAATAACAAAACATTTATCGGATCTCCACATTTTTTTGTAGTGATCATAATCATCTGTTCCACCATCAACTGCAGCCCTAATTATGTATTTAATATTATGAGACTCGGAAAGTCTAAACCCAATAATATTTGATCCGGTCATCCACTTATAATATTTAATCAAAGCAGTTGTTACATTCATCCCGCAAGTTCTATAATCATGACTATCATTGATATTTAAATCTACGTATCCACTCTTGGGATCTTTAATACAAATTACATTATATTGAGAATCATAATTTATAGGTGTTCTAGAAATATATTCTTCATCATTTACAAGTTTCTTAGTTGTGCAATATGCCAACCCATTTGATTCTCCATCAGTAAGAAATACTGTGTTTACTTTATCAACTCCAGTTTCTTGTTTAAACTTATTGAAAACATACGTGGCAGCAAGAATAGTATCATTCAATGGAGTTCCACTCAGAGAATAATTTCCATACGGCATATTACCAGACCTAGCTTCAATACATTTCATCAACATCCAAAGTTTAAATAATTGATTATCAAATTCAGAATTTTTAATTTTACTATTAAATAATTCAATCAAACGAAAACGTTGACTTATTGCAATTTCATAATCTCTAACTGTTTTATGATATGCTTTACGAGGTTCATATACACCATGATCAGAAAAAGCAAACACTTGAAAAGGAATGTTTACCTTTTTACAAAAACTAATTAAGTTAATTAATTGTTTAACAGTACCGGTCATATTATCACACATAGATCCAGACCAATCAATGTACATAATTAACCCGTGATTTTTTCCATTGGGAAGAATAGTGTTCTTTTTAAACACATCTTCAGACCACTTATAGGAAAATAATTTGTTTGTATTTAAAACTCCTGTTTTAGATACACCAGAACGATTATATTGATCAGCTTGTTTTTTCATCTCAAACTCTTTGACCATGTAAGAAACTGATTTACTACTTTCAGTTTTAAAGGAAGTAAAAGATTTTTTCCAAAGATCAATAATATTAGTGTTATTATAACCCAATGATGCTTTCTCAAAAAATTCTATATTTTTATCCATGTTTTCTGTAAACACAGAAATTGATTCAATGCATTCAGACCAGTCAATAGATGGTGGAGTTATATACACATGTTTCAGTGCCTTAGTATCTACAAGAGTTTTTGTGTTGCGATTCCATGCTTTATCTGTATTAGAAGAATATTCTTCTTCATCATAATCAGCATTTAAATCATCATCAGGTTCAGTTCCTTCACCACCTTCGTTACCATCAGTTTGTGATTTTGTATCGTCACTATCAGATTCAGAATCTTTTAGTTCAACTGGAATCTGTTCACCATTATCAGGTTGATTAGTTTCTGAAATATTGTTTATGTCATCTAAATTAATATCTTTTTTATCTTTACTTTCATCAATATATTTAATAAGTTTTTTACAGATATTTACAACATCATCAAAAGTTTCAGCATTCCTAGTCATCTCAATAAATATATTTTCTTGTTCTGAGAATGGAATAATTGTGTTGATATCATGAATACCAATTTTAAAATAAATATTAATTCTATCAATCAATTTCATCGTAGACAATTTTAGTCCACGTAACTCAAAAAAATCTTGATTATTAAGTTCTGCATATCCTTTATAAAAAGACTTTGAAAGTCCTGGATATCTTACCTTAATCATTCTTTCAATACGGGCATCTTCAATAACATTAAGGAATGATTGAGGAACTTCTTCAGTATAATAATCTGCTGGTGTATATAAAGCATGTCCAACTTCATGACCTACAAGAAGGTCATAGATATCTTCTGTAATATTTTCCCATACAGGAAGTTGAAGAACTCTAGTCTCAACATTGAAGGATGCTGTAGAGACATTACTATGTTCAACTGTCAGGTTTTCAGTTGCAAGAAGTTTTGCAAGATTACTTTTGACTTGAGAAACTGACATAGTTTTTTATCGATACAGCTAAGATACCATGAAAGGGGAGTGGTGTCAACCATCAATCCATAAAGGTTCCTTATCAATGCGAATAAACTTAAAGTGTCCCCACCGAGAGCCCCAAATATATTCGTCTGTATCTACCTCATAACCTCTGTCATAAACCTTATAACTATCTTCACTAAGATAGGTAGAATTTTTTACATATGTTTTTTTTCCTTCTCTCTCTACTAAACAATCACAACCTTCAACTTCACCTACAAATTGTTCACCATCAAATTTGAAAACCATATTACAGTTGGGCATATATTTATCTTCCAACGTATAATTTTTTACAATAATCAATCCATCAGATTCTGATATTACATTTTTAAACTTTCGATATATGTTATCAGTGTATACTGTTTTTTGTTCTCCATAAAAAGTATTGTTGCCCATATACTTATGACTCAAGTTAACTTCCTTAAACATGAATGGGTGAGACAATGATTGTTTCCTATTAGTAAATGAACCCACATACCAATCTATAAATTTATCTATCATGAAACTGTCATCTTACTAAAGTTTTTAACCTTATCAAATTTCATAACTCTATCAAACTTATCAAGAAGAACATCTCCTTTATGGGAGATAATAAAGATGTTAGTATCGTCCTGAACTCCTCTGATAATTCTAAGGAATTCATCAGTACCACCAACGTCAAGAGAAGAATCAAAAACCTCATCTAAGATAAGGAGATTTGTATTTGCCGAGTTTTTAAGTTTAGCAATAGATCTCCAAGTAAACATCAAAGCAAGGTCAATTCTCATCTTCTCTCCTTCACTAAAGGAGCTGTATGTAAAATCATCTCTATGTCTAGATTTAATACTCTCGTTAAACTCTTCATCCAGAGTAAAGTTTACATAGAAGTCAAGTTCTTGTAGATACTTATTGATAAGTTGATTCATAACAGGAAGATACTTCCTAATGATCATTGACTTAATACCACCATCTTTGAGTAGTGAAGAAATAACATCATAGTTTCTTTTAGTATCTTTTATATCTGTAATAGATTTTTGTACCGATAATCCTTCACTGCCGATGGCAGATAACTTTTCTTTTTCACTATCAATATCTAAACTATCATTTTTTAAATCTTCAATCTCATTTTTGATATCCGAAATAATTTTTTGAGTTGTTTTAATAGTTTGTAATTTTGATTTGATATCCCAATTAATATCAGATATCTCCATATTCATATTAGATTGTTTTTCAATAATCTTATTTGCTTTCTGAAGTTGACTCTTATATTTTTCAACTAGCTCAGTTGTATCATGAATAATTTTAGAGGATTGAAGAAGATGCTTTTTCTTAAGATCTTTAGTTATAGGTTGTGTACACTTTGGACATAC